GTTAAAAGCGGAACTAAATAAAGCTAAATGTGGAGGTATTAACCAATGACTAGGAAAGATTATATATTAATAGCGGATGCAATAAAAGAGAACATGTTATACCACACCACTAATAAGAATGATGTAAAGGATGTAGATTATAAGGGTTTAATATACTCTCTATGTTGGCGGTTAAAGAGTGATAATAGTTCATTTAATAGCCAAAGATTTAAAGAGTATATAACACCCAATACCCGCGAAAGATAACCCTCCACCAAACCCACCTCAACAACCCTAACAACGCGTAATACTAACAATATTACGCGTTTGTATGTCTAATAGTATGTCTATGTGATATAGCCTTAAATGGTTACACTCAAAGGAAAGACACTAACACACTCACACCCTCACACTCACACACTCAAAGCGGTAGTGACCGCGGTGCAATGTTACGCGTCACTTGGACGCGTGGTATTACCTTTTAAAGAATTAATGTCAAATTTCAATAGGAATTATAATCCTAATCATAATTTCAACGTAATCGTCGGGGTATGGGGGCAAATCAATAGGGGCATTAACGGTAAAAAAGACCCACACTCATTCTAATATAATTTTTAGAATTTTCCAGAACTTTTATCAAAACTCTTACTGATAGAGTTAATTCAGAGTAATATATTATATTATATTATATATTAATATTATTATAATATTACTGTAAAGGGAACTTTTTACATTTTTGGAGATTAAAGAATTATTTCGTAAATTAACTACACATGGATTTCAAAGAAATTAAATCACAGAAGCATTACTTGTTCGATTCCATAGAAGAATTTAATATATCTGACATAGATGCTCCAGTTCGCAATAATTGGCGTGATGGTGCTGAGGGAGAATGGGTATTCACAGATGACATGCACGTGTGTCAAATCTTAAAAAGTTTAAAAATTGGTAGAAACAACTGTGTTAGAACTGTATGTGGTACTTTTAATCGAAAGAATTCAATAAATCGCATGTTAGGGGCTGATGGTATTGCAGAGCATATATATTCTTTTTCTGGGAAGCAGATAAGTCCGAAGGATAGAGATTTTAGTGAGAAACATTTTTTATTTGCCAAATATATTGCCACAGGTAGTAGTGTTGTTGATGCTTACAAAAGAGCATTCCCAAGAGCAAAATCAGAAGATTATATTAAAAGAACTTCTACAAGTTTAATTAAAACGGAGAATATACAAAAAATGGTAAAAGAAGAGATAAGAACTATCCTTGATGAGGAAGGTGTAACACCTCAATATCAAATTCGTAGCTACAAACAAGTAGCAGATTTGGCTGAAAAGGATACAGATAAACTTCGTGCCCTTGATAGCTTATCAAAGATAAGCGGTTTGTTTGATTCTGGTAGTAAGAAGACAGAAGAATTAACTGTTTGGGCTGGATTTTCGCCTGAGCAACTTCAATCTATACAAGATGGAGGTCAGTTAAAGAATGGAAAAACAAAATTACTCTCAAAAACAGAGCGAAAGTCAGAAGAAGCCTAAAAAAGAAGGGAAATCTACAAAAGACCTTTGCCCTGTATGTGACGAAGATTTATACCTAGACGCTACATTTACTCAAAGAGTAGGTTTAATAGATGGTGATGATGATGTTTATGGCTGGATGTGCCCATATTGCAGGTCAGAGTTCGATGTAGATGGAGATATAAGAAGAATATTTAGAGATGGTAAGATACAAGGGAACGCATAATGCCTAGATTTGGTAGAACAAGTAAAAAACGCTTGAATACATGTGATGAGGATTTAGTCTATTTGTTTAATGAGGTTATCAAGTACTTTGATTGCTCTGTTTTAGAGGGTCATAGGGGTAAAAAGCTTCAAAACAAGTATTTCAAGGAAGGAAAGAGCAAATTAGAGTTTCCAGCAGGGAATCATAACCAAAAACCTTCAAAAGCTGTAGATGTCGTTCCGTATCCAGTCGATTTTAACGACAGAGAGCGTATGACATACTTTGCTGGCTTTGTTAAAGGTATGGCTGCTGTTCTAGGTATACCAATACGTTGGGGCGGAGACTGGAATAATAACACAGAGGTCAAGGATAATAATTTCGATGACCTTCCACACTTTGAATTAAGGAATTTTTAATATGGCAGGCAATAATTCGCATAGTGCAATAGATAATCTTATTAACATGAATGATTTGAAACAATGGTGGAATTCAGTAAAAGGTAAAAACATATTAGGTCAAGAGACTGCTTCACCTACGCAAGAAGATTTACTTATGATGATAATGCCTATGGCTGGTTCTATCAGAGGTGGTAAAGCTGCAAAGCCCATCATTGACCAACTTTTAGGACTTTCAAATAAATTAGGGATAAAACAGAGTTTTGGTAGGCATCTTCCTAAAAAAGTACAGGATTATGTGTTTCAGAACAAATTAAATACAGCTCGCCTTCAAAAACAAAAATTACTAGATAGATTGGAGATGGAAGACCCAGATAAGATATTTAGAGGTTTTAGCAAGAATTAGTGGCTAATCTCAATTTACATGGTAATATTTCTGATAATGAGCGTATACTGCAATCTGCGTATACTGACCTCATTGCTTTTGGTAAACTCTTTTCACCACAAGATTTTTTGGCTTCAGCAACTCCAGCATTTCATAATGAGGTTGGTAGACTCCTCCTTGATAAGCAGATACAGCAGTTAGCACTGGTTCTTCCCCGTGACCATGCTAAATCTACCTTAGCAGCTGCTGCGGTATTGCATAGAATACTGTTTGCGTCTAAAGACCAGCCTGAATTTGTATGCTGGATTGGTGAAGCACAAGACCAAGCGTGTGATAACTTGGCATGGGTAATGAACCATTTATATGAGAATCCAGCTATTCATTACTACTTTGGGGACTTAGAAGGGAACAAATGGACGAAAGCCGAGTTCACTACTTCTAATGGCTGTCGTATGATAGCAAAAGGAACATCCCAGCGGTTAAGGGGTAAGAAGCAACTTTCTACAAGGTATACAGGGATAATCCTTGACGATTTTGAATCTGAGCTAAATACTAAAACGCCAGAATCTCGTCAGCAAATTAAGGATTGGGTAACCGCTGCTGTTTTTCCAGCTATCGATTTTGATAAAGGTGGGTTCTTATGGTGCAATGGTACTGTAGTTCACTACGATAGTTTTTTAAATGGCATTGTTCATGGCAAAAGAGAAGCTGATAACAATGGTGAAGAATTTTCTTGGGATGTAGTTACACACAAAGCTATTCTTGATAATGGGAAGACTTTATGGCCTTCACGTTGGCCAATTCAAAAACTAGAGGCTAGGAAACAATTTTACATAGATACAGGGACTCCTGCCAAATTCTATCAAGAATACATGAATCAGGCGAAGTCTCCAGAAGACCAAATTTTTACAGAGGAAGATATTAATGAGGGACTTTATAAGGGCAGGACGAAATTCGATAGCAGTTGTGATTCATGGTATATCGACTTCAGTGATGGCAGTAAGGAATATGTCAATATTTACGTCGGTGTTGACCCAGCTTCAACGCTTGGGTTGCGGAATGATTTTAGCGTTATTATGGTTGTGGGCGTTACTGGAGAATACGATTTTTATGTTATTGAGTATTGGAGGGAAAAAGTTCTACCAATGGACTGCGCTGACAAGATATTTGAAATCACTGAAAGATACAGACCAATCAAAAGAATAAACATTGAAACTATAGCATATCAGGAGATGCTTAGAGATTACGTGCAGAAGCGTAGCAAAAAAGAAGGAAAGTTCTTACCTGGTATTCAGCAGGGAATTAAGAATTATGGGAATATCAAAAAGAAAGACAGGCTCTGGGAGGGTTTGCAACCAATGTTTAAAGCAGGGGCTGTACATATCAGAAAGACTATGCATGAGTTTATCGGTGAGCTCCTTGACTTTCCCAAAGGGTCACACGATGACTGTATTGATGCGTTTTGGCTTGCTTGTCAGTATGCTAAAGGAAATCCTAAGGCGGGTAAGGAGAAAAGGATAAAGAATAAGTCTACAGGTGAATGGGAAACCAAAAGAAAGAAAATATACAACTG